CGCGTCATTATCAATAGTAAAAGTTGCACCGCTATTGCTGACAGTTATATCTCCCTTGTCTCCATCATCTATTCCACCTGATATTTCAGCTACAGAATTATCATCTTTTTTTGTAAATAATTTGCCTGTATCAGTTCTTAACGCTACTTCGCCGACAACTAAATCACTAGCACTTGGGTCGCTGCCACTTGCATTTTTAAGTTTTATTGTGACCGCCATTTGTTTAACCTCCTAGTATTTAATTTATCTTAGTAAGTTCCCCCATTAACATCAAAACCAGAAGTAGAGCCATCTTCAAGGAATGTAACCAAGTCAGACAATGCAACTTGTTTCATTGTGCCATTATCATTCATAACCATACGATCAGCTGTAGCTAAAGTAGTAGAAGTAGCAGAAGTACCTCCGTCCATTATATTTAGTTCAGCAGTTGTTACAGTTGCTCCGTCTAAAATCTGGACTTCACTTTCTGACAAATCAGCTAAAGCGTTTGCAGTTGTTTGACCCATAGTTGCAAGCTCTGTTAGCTTGTCTGAATGTGGTTCTACGTCAGTTCCTATTACTAGACCTAATGCTGTCCTTGCTGCGCTGGCGCTTGTTGCTCCTGTACCTCCATCTGATACAGCCAGAGTTCCTGTAATAGAACTTGCAGCTAAATCAACAGCTATTTCAGTTGATTCAATTACGAGACCACCATTAGATTTTAAATCAACAGATAAAGTATTTGCACTCTTGTCCATTCCATCGCCAGCAACTATCTGACCAGCACCACTAAACTGAGCAATAGTAAGGTTATTCGTACCAACAACAGCTGATCCCTTATCTGAAGTACAAACAAATCCATTATCAGCATTAACTGTTCCTTTCTCTACGAAAGTAAAAAATCCAGCTGCGTCTGCACCAGCTGCTAGGTCATCTGCCCTAGCTGGACTAGATCCGACTACGTAAATACCATTTTCTGAAGCTGTTGACTGAT